AAGCTCTTTCAGGGGTTTGCCACAAAACGGGAACCCGGATGAAGCCCTCATTGGTGCGGGCGCTTAATTGCAAGTCTTCTTTAATCCATGAAACCATTGCATAATCAATCGACTCCAAAGTCGATGCAAGCATCCCCAATTCTTTAAGTGTTTTCTTGCTGGTTCCCGCCGGGAACATCGCAAAATCAAAATTACTAGGTAGCATCGAATAGTCCCTTTCTTGCGCGGCGGCATCTTGCGGAAATTTCAAAACCATGATCAACTTGACCAAACAACTTCCGTGTTTCTACTAATTTCACTATCTCATAATAATAACTACCATAAAGAACGAAATCTCCTTCGCGAATATACATGTCTTGATCTTCTTGCAGTCGTCTTTCGTGAAAATGAATATTAATCTCCCAGGTCTTATCGATTCCTGCGCTTTCTAGGTATTCGGTTGCAAAATCAGTGAATTCAACCAGAGCATACACTCGTATCGGAGGTAGAAACGTTTTCTCTATGGCCTCACCATAAAGCTCGTGAAAATCCGTGGTAGCCATATCAATAGGATAATATAAGATCTGTTGGCCAACGATTTTTTCAATTAATTCATCATTGACCTGCTTAACAAGGTCTCTTTCTTTTTTTCCTAGAAATAAGGGAGGGGGCGGATTTTTTGGTCTATTCCATTCATTTGACATTCATCATTACCCCACAAATATTGGCAAGGGAGAGCCCTTAAATACGGTGGCGGTCCCCTCAGAGAGTTCAGCATCATATTTAACGAGTTCTTTGTATTCCACCTCTTTAAGCATCTCTACGAGTTTTTCTTTTAATTGGGTTTGTTCCTCTTTAGCTTGCGATAAGAGGTCTGCGTGATTTAGTGTAACACTCTCCCCTGGAATTGGGATAGTCGTAAATTTACCACGCACCTGTCCTAGCATCTCCTTACAAAGAGCTAGACAATACTTTCTAATCCACTGTTTCCCCATTGAATTTATATTAGCATAGGGTAAATTATCAAACGGGACTGTATTAAGGTTATTAACGCCTTGCGTTCCATCAGTATAATTCGAGTTTTGTTCCCAAGCATTCTGATCATCTACATAAAAGCGCACCCACATTCGATCTAACTCACTAAAGTCCCAATACCCAGGATCAGGATATATTCTTAATTTGTTGTCAATCAACTCATAGGAAAAATGTGAAGTTCTGGTGTAGATAGAGTCTTCATACATCATGGCTTGCAGTTTGTTTTGCCACACAGGCACCACTTCAAAGGAGGAGTCATCGGCATACTGTCCATATGTTGACATATTTCCTACCACACCAATACCCCCATAATAGCCATAAAAGCGCCACATTGCCCTGGGTGTCTTATAGAAGACTTGGGTGACAATAACTCTCTTCCCTGCAACGAGTCCCGAGAATGGAACAGCATTGCCTATATCATCGACGCCAGACGTGGAGGCATCGTTGATTATGGTTTGCAGGTTATAGTCTTGTTGATTGGTGACTGGCGTGAAAGAGGCTGAAAATTCTGCTATAGTGCCGCCGAAGCCGCCTACAGAGGCCATCGTATCGCTTACTTTTTTGCCATATCCAATTTGGAAGCGGGGATAAGTTAAATTAACGGCGCTCGGGCCTGTCTTAAGATCGCCCTTATGATCGAAAGTGCCCGTCGTGTTACCCAAGATGCTCGACAGTACATTCTTTCCTTGATGAAGATTAACAATGTAAGAATATTCTAAGACGGCTTCTTCATAGGCGGTATACACCTGATTGGCGGTAATTTCAATGTCAACCACATCGCCGCCTAACTTCTTATAAACATAGGCCACTTGATCGGAGGCACCACTGATAAAGTCTGCCGATCCTGTATATATTCCGAACGGCAATGATCCCGTGACTAAATCGGTGCTTCCTGTGGAGGTGAGCACAATCGCGCTAGTTTGTGATAATGGGCTTAGCTTTGTTGTTGGCACACGTATCCCCTCCTACTACTAAATAGTTTCATAAATACAAAGCTCAACCATATGTTGAGCTTCGTTTTAAATAACCAATAAATTTATTATTTCTTCTTAGTAGTAACGGTTTTAGTAGTTGTTTTTCGGGTGCTTCTTTTTTTAGTAACAACCTTCTTTGTCGCCTTGGTGGTGGATTCAGCAACTGCTTGCGTTGCAATCTCTTGCAGTGTGGGCTCTGCGGCTGGCTCGACAGTATTAACAACGTCTACGTTGGTCGCTGCCCGGGCCTTCTTTCTCCACATTAATCTTCTACGAGGGTTCATGGGGTTTCTCCTTTAAAATAAGTAGTTTTAAAATTACAAAAACGAAAATCTCAAAAACTTACTGGGAAAAAAATTTAGCAGATCGACCTTCTTCGGTTTTAGCCTCGAAAGAAAAACCCCCTCCGAAGAGGGGGCAAAATTAATATAAATAAGTAAATTATCTAATTGAAATTTTATATGTCTTAGGACGTTGCGAACACTGACAAGTTGGCCGCGGCGCCGGTACCAGAAGAAGTACATCTTGCTTCAACTTGCCAAGTTGAGCCGTTGAAAGTAAAGACAACTAACGATCCAATTCCAGGGCCTGCGTTTGTAAGACCGACTAGATTTAAGAAATCGTCTGCGGTACCATCTGCAACATCGGCTGAGAAAATAAGACCAACTGCAGAGCCAGTGGCTCCCGTAGATCTATAAACAGTCGAACCACCCATAAGGAACTCACCAGCAGTGCCGTATTTGTGTGTAGCACCGTTATCAATTGCAATGTTGTATTGTACAACAATCGCATCTCCTTTTGTTGAGTTTGCCTGTGTTGGCAATGTTACGGTTATCGCTGCACCATCGACTGGTGATAAGTACCATGTATTTTTTGTCAAAGCACCGCTGGCACCGTTGGCCATCTGTGTTTTAGACGTCATTGAAGGCGCAGTAACGCCTGTTGTACTAGTCAGAGTTGTCGCTGACAGGGTCGATGTCCCCAGCGCGATTTCTCTCTTTAAGTTTTGAATTAGAGCTTGGGTTCTCGCCAAGCCCACTCTTTTTGTTCCCATAATTTAAAACCCTCCATTTATGTGTTTATAATTTAGGTGAGACAAGAGATATACTCCTGCCTCACATATAAATAGTTTTCCACATAAAGAAGACCCCCGCCTTTTTCAAGGCGGGGGCTTTCTGTGTCACGTTTAGCCGTGCTTTTTACCTAATATGTAACAATTGTTTATCTATTAGGATGTAGCTCCAGCCTCACCCAACAGGCCACGTACGACAACTAGGCCATACATATCCGGTCGGACCATCTTCTTCGCGTAACGAGTCATGACTCCCTTACGGGGCACGAAATCTTCCGGTCCAAAGATAGTGGGTGTGGTCTGTAGCGGCACATAAGGTGCGTATACATATCCGCTTTCTAGGAAAGAGGAACCACGGCGGCCAACCAAGACGACATTACGTAGGAAGTAAGGATCCACGTATACATCGAACTTCTTGGTTAGGGAACCAACCTTAACAGCACCAATAGTGCCAGTCTCGGCATCAGCGGTGACGGAAGCACGGAACCCAGCGGTGAACTCAAGGATGTTGGCAACTTCAGGTGAAACCACCACAAAGTTAGCACCACCACGTAGAGTCTTACGATGGATTTGTGCAGACACGTCGTTAATGGTCTCGACAAGAGTCTCATACCATTCACTGACTGTACCGGTGAAGTCCGGAGCAGCTGAGCTAGCACCAATTTCGGCGCCAGTTGAGCGGTTCACGAACAGACCGGGAGAGCGAGACCAATAATAGGTCGCTGCCTGGGAGCCTGCAACAAGATCCGCGAGAATCTCACGGTCAATCTCAAGAGCGATTTGCTCAGAGAGAATGCTTGTCAACTCGACCTCTGCATCAAGGTTGTGGTAGGCATTAAGGTCTTGCCCTAATTCCGGAGTCCACTTCGCCTTGAGCTTCTTGGTAACTGCCGTGATAGCCACAGAGTCCACCTTGATGTCGATCTCGGGGATATTCTTCTCTTTCTCAAGTCCCCATTCGGTTTGACCAACGACGGCTCCAGCGGCTCCACCAGCAACGATGTCATCCGTCTGCGCCCAGGATACCGTGTTGTTGGATGCAGTGCCTTGTAGATGAGTCGTAACAGCAAGACTCAGGGCAGTACATTCGTGCACGTCGGCTTTTCCGTCGACCCCAACGCCAGTCCAAACAGTAATCAAGCGGGCGCCTGTGTCCTGATTCGGATCGACGTTGCCGCTGATGCGTGTAAGACGACGAATCAACCGCGCGCGCGCCGTCTGCGTCGTACCCGTCTCCGTCTGAATCAGGCCATTACCCAATGAGCAGGAAACATTAAAGGACTGCGGGCCCTGGAAGTTAAGCTGATCGAGTCCACTACAAAGAACAGAAACAACAGCAACATCCGTAGAACCAGATACGAAATCCGCATCATACAGAGCTAGCTTCTCTACGGCTGAACCGGTGGCTTGACCCCATGCGGAAAGAGCGACATTCGCCGGCGAGAGCGTGCTGGCCAGAACGTTCTGGGACCCGGTCGGCGAGGAATAACCATTGTTTAGGTTATACGCTCCGCCGGCCTCACCCATTTGCTGGGAAAGATCCACTCCACCTGTGATCGCAGAAGCAACTGCGTTTCCACCATAGAGCGAACTGGATATATCGTATCCTAGACGAGAGACTGCCGTGGGAAAATCACCAGCTTCCTGGCTGACTGTAAAGTCAAGGAAGAAGATAAGTCCCGAGGGGAGACTCATGGGCTGAACGGAAACGAGATCGTTTGCGATCAGTCCTGCGAAAACCCGCCTGACGATGGGGAACGCGACGGCTGCGAAGCCTTCGACGTCACCACCAGCCATGGTGGAGCTTTCACGAAGTAGCTCTTTTGCTTGGTTCTCAAGCAGACGAGCCATTGTAGAGCGGGAACGCTCACTATCAAGACCTTCTAGAAGTCCTGTGTTTTCCCACTTTTTTAGTAATGCGTGCCCTTCGGCTCGCATATCACGATTGACCATGCCTTCGGTCAATCTTTCAATAATGCTAGACATTTTAAAATCACCTCCTTATATAATATGATTTAGTTTGTTGTTTATTGTTTTATTCCAATTCCAGCTAACCTCTTCATTCTCTCAGAGAATAAATCGGTAGTTTGCTTCTCTTGACGAGAAGCGTGAATAACGGAAGAACGACGATCGATAGCCTCGCCCAATGATTGTGGGCTTCTCTTGGGAGCAGCCTCCACTGTGCTTTGAAGTGTTTCGTATATTGTCTTTGCTTCCATGACTGAACCTGAACTAGATATAGCTTCGACAATTTTATTTTTTTGCCGCTCATTTAGGGAGGTATTTCTCAGAATACGGTTCGTGTAAAGCAAACGAGCGTTGGAAAGATTTACATCTTGCAAATTCTCCCTCAGCTCATTAACTGCTTGCTTATATTGAGTGTTTTGCTCTTTGAGTTGGTTATTTTCAAAAACCAACTCTTCTTGAGCTTTCTTCAAATCTTTTAAATCTTCTTCGACGTCGGTGCTGCGTCGGTGCGCTAGCTCCATTTCCATCTCATGTTTAACTTGGGATGAGGGTCTTCCGGCCCAGCCAGATAATTCGGCGCCCATATCAACTGTAAGCTTCTCCACGATAGCATCCGTGAGAGAGTCTAAATCCAACTCTTCTTCTTGTACCTTTGCATCCGCTGGCTCTTCTACGGCTTCTCGGGTGGGCAGCGGGCCCTGTGCTGAAGATTGCTGTGAGATGCCTCTAGTCTTCGTAGGTGTAGACTT